ACATCAGACAACTATGACGAATTCCTCATTATGAAAAACCTCATCAAGCAGTATGGAATTGAGGGTAAATTTGCAATGGTTGCGGTTGCACCTGTTGTTGATGATGCAACAGCACGTTTGGCAATGACCAAAATCAAAGAAATTTCCAATGATTTGACATTCATGAAAACAACCTTCAACCATGCAGGTGTAACAACCAACACCCCTAAGAACGAGCAAATTGTTCTTATCAACACAAAGTTTGATGCTGTCATTGACGTTGAACTTTTAGCAAGTGCATTCAATATGTCAAAAGCTGATTTCGATGTTAGGCGTGTTCTGATTGATGATTTTGGTGGCCTTGAAAATGTGTTGTGCGCCATCGTGGACAAAGATTGGTTTATGGTATATGACAACCTTCTCACAAGTGAAGAAATCTATAATCCTTCTGGCCTTTACTACAACTATTTCCTCCATCATTGGCAGGTAATGAGTACATCACAATTTGCCAACGCTGTTTTGTTTGTTACTGTTGAACCCGAATTAACCGCTTTAACCCTAACACCTGCAACAGCAACGGTTGCCAAGGGTGGTTCAGTTCAGTTTGTTGTTGAAGCAACAGGAACAGGCAATCCACCTTCTAAAGTCAAATACACACACGATGGAACAGATACTTATATTTCTTCAACAGGATTAATGATTGTTGGAAAGGGTGAAGCGGTTGTTGGTGGTGATATCACTGTTACTGCAACATCAATCTTTGATGATACCATCAGTAATACTGCTGTCATTACGGTTGTTTAATGTTTACACCATCAACAGTTTTAAGATTATTAGAGAATGTGGATATTGACAACGATTATGCCAACACATTCACATTCTCTGATTTGGCAACACAAACCGCTTTCTTTATTGGCAAGTCAAAACACACGTTCACTGATTTTACTATTATTAGGAAAGAAAAATTAAGTGTTCGTATTCCTGCCAATGTTGAAGCAATGTGGGATGTATCTTATATGATGTTCCAAAACGCGAATTTTGGCAACAAATGGTTCTATGCGTTTATTACTGACATGAAATATGTCAATGATGCTGTGACAGAAATAACCTTTGAAATTGACGTTTTGCAAACATGGTTGTTTGATGTTGAAATCAAGGATTGTTATGTTGAACGTGAACACGTTGCCAATGATACGATTGGAACACACCTTGTTGAAGAAAATCTAAATGTTGGGGATTATGTTGTTGCAGGAACAGAAATGGTGGATGAAATTACACCTTTATCAATGGTTGTTGCAACAACGTGTAATGACACTGGTGATGATATTCATGGGGGAATGTTCACAGGTGTCTATTCTGGAAATGGTTTTTTCTGCTCAAATAATCGTAGTTCTATAAATGATTATATTGATGCAATTTCTGAATTGGGCAAGGGTGATGCAATTAGCAGTATTTTTATGTGCCCAACAGCGTTGTTACCCATTGACATTGATTTCTTCTTAGTTGCTGATGCACAAGCTCAACACATTTCTAAATCTGTTTCTAAGAACCTTAGTTCATTGGATGGCTATACACCACGAAACAACAAATTATTAACTTACCCATATAACTTTTTAGTGGTGAGTAACACACATGGTCAATCGAATATTTACAAATATGAAATGTTTTCTACATCAAACACACAATGGGATATTAGTGGAGACATTGGAACATCCCCAACAGTGTTTCTTGTTCCTAAGAATTACAAGGGTTTACTTAAAAACTATGAGGAAATAATAACACTTTCAGGATACCCCATTTGTAATTGGGCAACAGACATCTATAAAATATGGCAAGCACAAAACGCTGTTTCCAATGGTGTTGCAATTGGTGGTTCTGCATTAGGTTTAATTGCAAGTGTGGTGACATTGAACCCTGTTGGAATTGCAGGTAGTGTGTTGGGTGTTGCTCAGTCAATTGGTACATTCTATGAGAAGTCAATATTGCCAAACCCTATTCATGGAACAATGACAGGTGCAGGGAATGTGTCACAAGGAATTCAAAATTTTATTTTCTCAAAGAAAACTGTTCGCGCTGAATTTGCTAAAATCATTGATAATTTCTTCGATAGATTTGGCTATAAGGTGAACGAGTTAAAAACACCAAACTTTAAATCCCGAACAAATTGGAATTTCCTTAAAACTATGGAATGCAACATTTCAGGCAATATTCCTAACAGTGATCTAAAACGAATTCACAGTATTTTCAATAATGGTGTCACATTTTGGCACAATGATAATGTTGGAAACTACAACCGAAGTAATACACCAATTTAAAGGGGTGATGAAATGACTAAAAAGAAAGGTTCTCAGAATGCACCAACAGGGTGTCATTGGGAAATTTACAACATTCTAAAAGAATTATTTATCACCTCTTTTAGTTGGTCAAACCTTCCACCAACAGTGAACCAACGTTATCTTGAATTAAGTTTGTTTGAATATGGCAAGATTGCATTTTTCAAGGATTCAGAAATAGGACATCTTGCTTTAAAGACCACATTAGCAGGTATGTTAGATGTGTACTATGAACCTACTAAAATTAGGGCATATGGTGGAGGTGGTTATCAGAAACTAATGACGAACAATAAAGATTGTGTTGTAATATACAATAATTTTGTTCGTGATACACCACAAATCAGAATTCTTGATTATGCAAAACGAATTTACAACATTGAAAGAACCATTGATATCAATGTCCACGCACAACGAACACCCATATTGATTAAGACTAGCAAGAAACAGGAATTAACAGTTAAGAACTTGTATAAACAGTATGACGAATATGAACCTGTTGTTGTAGTTGATGAAGATATGGACTTATCAAAGATTGGTGTTGTAGACACAAAAGCACCATTCATTGCACGTGATCTAATGGACTTGAAAAAACAAATCTGGAATGAAGCACTTTCCTACATTGGCATTGAAAACAATTCCGCTGAAAAGAATGAAAGACTAACAGCAAATGAAGTTATGGTGTCAAATGGTCTTGCCATTGCTTCAAGAAATGCCAAATTGCAAGCTAGACAAAACGCTGTTGATAAGATCAATTTAATATTTGGTTTGGATATTGTTGTTGATGTGAATAACCTTTCCATACTAGATGTTGATGTTTCAGGAGGGGATGAAAATGAGTAAATACACAACCGAACTACAAAACATCATTCTTTCTGAATTTGATTTAGGTATGGATATTTACCCTATCTTTAGTGAAGAATATCGAACTACACTAAACAGCAAAATTTTCAATCACTATTATTTTCATGAAATAGGGTTTGAAACAGTGTCAAGGTTCAAACACTATTTGAACAATACCATGAACGAGATTATGCCATATTATAACAAACTTTATCAAAGTGAATTGCTTGCTATCAACCCCCTTCTCTCGTTTGAGCGCAAAACAAACGCTGAAAAGGATACCTCTAATACTGTTGTAAAAAGTTTGGATAACACAACAGACCAAACCATGCATAGTGAAAGTGTGGGGAATGTTGATGGAACACAAAACACCACTGTTGACAGTACGAGGGGGAATGATGCAACAAACACCATTTCAGATAAGGACATTTTCAGTGATACGCCAAAAGCCCTTTTAACTGATTCTGATATCACAACAAATCTATATGCAACAGATGTGAGAATTAGGGCAAACACAAATGTTGTTGATGAAAATGAAGTGTTGAACAGTGTAGAAGGTTTGGTGAGAGGGGAGGAAACAAGTTCAACAGGTGATGCAACAAACACCACTATTGTTGATACAGATGAAACAGCAACGTCAACCTTAAATGAAGTAAATGTTGTCACTGAAAATGGGTTTGAAATTCCTTTATCAGAATTGTTGTTAAAGTATAGATCAACATTTCTGAATATTGATGCAATGATTATCAAAGATTTAAAGGATTTATTCCTTATGATCTATTAAGGAGGTCGGACAATGCTTGAAAAAATAACCTCATATTGTCGTAATGTTCATAATTTTGTGTATGAGGGTTCACTATCAGTTTATGAGTTAATTCTCAAAACTATAGTAAAAGAAGATGAAATCATTGATTACGTTAATAGTTTAGAATCAACCGTTTCAGGAAATTCATTAGCTATTAATGCCAAAGTTGATGCCAACAAACTTCAAATCAACAACAAGGTTGACAATAATCAGTTGTTGATTAATGCTAAAGTTGATTCAAATTTTCTCGACTTAAATACACGTAAGGAAAACAGTTCAGACATAACAAACAACCGTAAATTATCCCCTTTGGGTGATTTCACTGGTAACATTCATGGTAAAAACTCATTATTAATGTTGTCTGAACTTGATACCAATACCGACCAAATAGGATTTCTTACTGAACAGTTTTCCGATGGTGCAACAGGTTTGGTTATTGATTGTGGTTTCTTTGAAGGTGGAGAAATCCAAAATAATTATGATGGGGGTATGTGGAGATGAGTAGAGATTTAATTCAGAATCGTAGAGGATTAAAGGAACAATTACCCAATCTTGCACAAGGTGAAATTGGGTACACCTTAGATGAAAAGCGTTTGTATGTTGGTGGGTTAACTGGAAATACACCTGTTGCCATGAAATCTGAATTCGATTTATTGAAGTCAGATTCAGAACAGAAAATAACCCTTTTAGCCAACACAAAAGCAAACCAAAGAGATCTAGATGCCACCAATGTTGAAGTTGATACAAAGGTTAGTCTTACTGAGTTTAATGTTTTGCAATCAAAGATTGATGCTTTTGAGATAGAAGAAACACTTGGTTCTAGTGATAGTACAATATTGGAAGTTGTATCACTACGAACTAACGCTAATAGTGTTTCATATCCAACAGCAAGTTCAAGGGTTGCCGACTTAGAAAACAGTATTCAAACTGGGTACAAGAAAATAGGGTTGATATGGGAAATTGGTACAACTATTTTAGCTGATGGGACACCTTCACCTAGTCCAACAAGAATGTTGTCCAATATTATTGAATTACCCATAGGAAGTAAATTCAAGATATCAGTGGATGATGGGTATAAGATTGCGTACAAGTATTACGATGATGCAGGTGTTATGATGGGTGGTGTCGATTATTTACTAGTTAATACAGACGTTAATGTTAGATATCGATATTATCGATTCTATGCAGGTAAAGTTGATAATGCTGTTACAACTCCAGAATTTGCTAACAAAATGAGTGTTCATACAAATGTTGGTTCAATGGTTGATAAATTTGCTGAACTATCAAGCGGTTTAGTTTCTATTAACCCAACATGGGAAAGTGGTAGTATTGCTGATACAAGCAACGAAGATGTTGTTATGACAACAAGGTTAAGAACAGGATTAATTGAAACACGTGGTTTACCTATTCATTGTAGCGTTGCCGATGGTTATGAAATGATGTACAAAGAATATGATTTTAGTGTAAACTACAAGGGAGGAAAAACATACCAACAGGGAAGTTTTATCATTAATAGTAAACATCGTTATATTCGATTTATTGGTAAGGCGGTAACAGGGAAAGAATTAACAGTATACCATGCAACAGCATTTAAGGTTAAATACAACACAATGGTTCAAATACCCTCAATTAAGGATGTTATTGCATACCCTGAATTGGGAACAATCATTAATGAAAACAATGATCTTATGGCACACGTTTCAAGCCTTTCTGATGATAAGTTCGATAAGGGAACATTTTATTGTATTTACTATAACGATAAAAATTCTGTTGTTGAACACCCTGATAACCTCACAAGTGCAACCCTCGTTAAGTTTAATGTTTGTACACCTAGTGTTGTTGAGCGGTTCAATATTCTATCACCAAATCAGATTATTGGTGAATATATTCAGGATAATCATGGTGTCAGAGAACCAAACCTATATGTTGATGAAAATTATGTGTATTGTTATGTTTTAGGCCGTGTGTTAAATAATTCTAGGTATGTTGTTATTAAATTTGATAAGGCAACTAAACAAATAACAACAGCAACAGAAATGACGGTTGACGGTTTTCTATCTGGAACAACAATGTCTGGAATCATTACCTTTAAAGATGGTTTTTACTATACCACAATTGGTAAATATACAGCCGGATTTTCAGGTAAAATTGTTCGATCAACCGATTTAATTCATTGGGATACTTTCATCACATACCCTTCAACCCTTGTAACTGTTGGATATGTTATGGAAATATCAATTTGTTTTGATAATGTCGGGAACATTTATTCAGCTTTACGAATTGAAGGTGTGGAAGGTGTAGAGGGTGGAATATATATTGCAAAATGCAATATGAACGGGGTGTTTGAGTACACCACTAGGGTATATGGTCTTAGCTATACACGGCCACAAATTATTGTTTATAAGGATAAAGTTTTATTGTTTGTCAATTCTTTAATAAATTTGTTTAGTAGTGCAGGGGAGGAAATAGCAAGAAGCACTATGCAAGTTTATCAAGTTGATAATGGTGTTCCTAATCTTATAAAGCAAGTTCCCTATGATTGCGGTATACACTATTTTTCAATTATTGAGTATTACTCTAGTTTGTATATGACATTTTCCACAGATAGGAAAAAACTTAATTTAAGTCAAAGCAGAAGTTCTATATGTTTTATGCCTTTGGTGATCTCAGTTTAAAGAAAATCTATTTATGGGTAGCAAAATAAAGGAGGGTGTTCTATGAGGGAGGTTATTCAAGATATGTATGAGTTTGTTTTATCATTGTTGTTGATTGTTGGTGGTGGTTATTTGCTAGTTTGTGGTGTTGCTACTGAATTAGTGAGCGGTGTCATAGGTATTGTCATTACTTATTGGTTTCAAAAGCGTTCAAATGAAAGTGCCATCAATAACCTATTGCGACAACCTCCAAATTTGATAAGTCAAGATCAAAATGTTTCACCTCAGACAAATACTTTAGATTGTAATACACAAATAAAGCAACCATAAAATTAGTGGGAGGGAAAACCCTCCCTATTTGGGGATGGTGTTAATATGAATAGGGTTTATATTTCAGCATCAACGCAACGTGAAAATATTGGTGTTGGTGCATACGGAAACGAACAGGAAAAAATGTTTATATTGTGTGATAGGATTGAAACACTGTTAAAGGTTCAAGGGTTCACAGTGTTTAGAAATCAGAAAGGGTGGACACTTGAACAAACTGTTGCCGATTGCAACAAACTTGCCTGTGATTTGTTTATTGATAATCATACAAATGCAAGTGTTGCAAGTGTTGAAGGTTTGGAAGTTTATTATCATGGTGGTGGAGGGGTGAAAAGTAATAGTTATAAAATAGCTAAATTACTCTATGATGAAATTTCACCTGTTGCACCTGATGTTGATAGAGGGGTTAAACCTGATACAACATTGTATGCCAATGGTTTGTATGTTGTTAGAAAGACAAATCCTAGTGCATGTTTGGTTGAACATTTCTTTCACACAAATTTGGAAAATGTTAAATATTTCACAAGCAACCTAGAAAAATATGCTGTTGCTGAGGTTAAAGCAATATGTAAATACTTTGGTGTGCAGTATGTTGTGAAAGATGGAGAGATTGACAAGATCACAAAGGAACGTGATGAGCTTAAACAAAAGTTAAGTTATCTATTTAATGTGGTTGATGGGTTAAGACAATATTGATAATACCACCTCCCCAATTCGACACCAAAATTAGTTGTGTAGGATGTTGACTAAATCCTCTGTTTTTAGACAGTGAGAAAATTACTGTCTGAAAATGGGGGATTTTGCATTGCCTGTAATGTTGTCGAATTGAGTTGGTGAATTCGACACGTTTTTTATTGCTCAGAAAATGGGGGATTTTGTAGAAGCAAAAAA